TTCCTCTACAGGCGACCGCATTGATCTCGAGCGACCCGATTGGCGTTCTGACATACGGCGACGCGGCATCCCTCCCCGCCTCTCACAAAGTCGACTTGATTAAGTCGATCGGCGCCCTAGCCGCCGAGAACGCCTGGTTTATGACAGAAGGCCTCTCAGACTACGGCATTGCCGGTCTGTCCTGTCCCGAGACTGCCGAACACGTTCTCGCGATTCTCCGATCTCCGGCGGAACCGGCACCTCTGAAGACGTTGGCCCTTCGTGCGATTGAGCTTGGGGCACCGCTGTCGTGCTACCGGCCTGAGCTTGAGAATACCCTTGCGAATTCCGCCGCCCCTGCGAGCCACCGTAGGCTCGCATTCAGATCGCTGCTTAAATATGGGCCCGATGGTACCGCCTCCGCCGTCCGTATCTACCGGACCGCGATCTCAGGTGAAGGCGCGTCACTCGGCCTCAGATCGGTAATCGTTGGGGAGCTCTACGGGCACCCGTTCGGTGCCGCAGACGCAGTGGCGATACTGATGGACGCCGCCACAAAATCGCCACCCGAAACGATCGGTGAGTTATGGCCGCTTGTTCATGGAATACCCGCCCAAGGTCTACTCGATGTTTTGGAAGAGTATGAGCGCCAGTCAAGCCGTCTGGGAGCCTCTTCAAGACATCGCCCGAGCATCGACGCCTCCCTGTCTGTCGGCCGCATGGTCGCGCGTCTGTATGAGACGATTCCAGAGGATGACATTAAAAGCGTCGACCGGCTGATAAATGTGCTGTGGAGGATTTCCGAGGAAGACCTTAGCTTTGGCGGGGTTATTCGAGTCGGCGAGATTCTTCTCGGGAGGCCCCACCTGCTAGGAATGCTCGTTGATTCCGCGATACGCCACATGGACGAACTCGAGTATCCCCCCATAGTGGGCCTCAAGCTCAATCGACTCACGGGGGGCGCAGTCGAAACGAAAGCGATAGCCGAGCGCCTGTGTGCAGAATTCGACGTTCAGGACAGCGGGTCCCCGTTTTCTCCGAATGTGCTTCAACGATACGAAGCCTTCGGTCGAAGCCTTTACAATTGCGGGCCAGAAGCGTCCAATCTGCTGGAGCGCTTCATCGGGATCGGGAAATCTCGCCCGGAGTGCGGGGCTCTGCTGGAAACATATACAAAATGCGAGCTTCACGAGAGGAACTTACGGCCTGGCCCGTACGAGCAGGGTGTCGCCGAGTACCGCCTGAAGATTCGACAGGCCGTCGAACGCGAGGCTACAGTGCTTCAGCGTGGCGAGAACCCCGGCCTTCAGGGCGAACTCGCGATGTTGTATTTCGGGTTCTACAGCGGGGAGGCGGAATTTACAAGACGAAAGCAGCTGGTCCTCGCTGTTGGAACGCCCCTAACTGAGGCCACGGAACGAGGGTTCGTAGCAATGGTTGAAGGGCAGGCCCCGCCCTTGCTGCGGGAAATTGCTGAGATAAGCGCTATCGATCAGTTTCACCGGCACTGGTACACATATCTGGCCGGCTTGGATCTTCGCTGGGGAAAAGGGCAGGATCTAGGTGGGCTTTCTAGGGACACCCTCTCAGCAGCTTTCGCGATCTCACTCGTTCTCGATACGCCCGAAGGCGAAGGAAGGCACACCTCAGTCGCCGTCCGCGAGTGGCCCAAGCGCATTTTGTGTGACTGTCCCGACATCGCCGAGGAAGCCTATACGTCACTTTTGGCCGAACGCCTCCGCTTGAAGGTAAATGTCAGGAGCCTGCTCTACCGGCTCCGCAATGAGGCCAACGCCCCCTGGCGGGGCAATCTAGCTTTACGGCTGCTGCTGGATCACGAACCAAAAGACGTCAACGACCTTCAAGAGCTGTGCCTAATCGCGGCGGAGGCGGATCACGGCCGACAGCGCCTGGTCGTTATCGCCCAGGAGCGGGTCTTCGGGTCTGGCGCGAACCGCCCAACAGAGGACCCCTTCTGGAATGTGGTGGGATTCGTTATCGGCGGTGAGCATTTTGAAGCCAAGCTCACCGCTGTCGCGTCGGGCCACCCGGAGACTCTGTGGATCATCAGATCTTTAACGCGACACGCTCGCCACGCAAATAGCCCGGATGGGCGTTTTGACCTCAGCCTCCGCCAGATGGAGTTTATCGTCCGCACGCTTGGGCCCCTCTTTCCCGGAACAGCTAGCTCCTCAGCCGGTTGGGGAGACCAAAACAATTTCGAAGCAGCCCATTACCTGAACGACCTAATCGCCGCGCTCTCGGCGCGGCCCGGGTTCACTGCTGGTGAAGCTCTGGTTAGGCTCCTCGAATGCCAGAATTTGATCTCCTATCGCCCCTGGATCAGTAGCCGACTGACCGCGCAAAGGGAGGTGAACCGCCAGTCTCGGTATGAGAAGCCGACTTGGGAAGCTGTTTGCGCTGCTCTGACCCGCGGGGCGCCGGCAAACACAGAGGATCTGAAGGCGTTGTTTCTGGCCGATCTAATCGACGCCGGTCTGGATATACGCCAATCCAACCTCGATAAGTATCGGATCTACTGGAGTGGAGGCAGCAGGTACGCATTGGGAATACCGCGGGACGAGGATTACTGTCGAGATCGCTTAGTGGATTACCTTCGCGTACGCCTGAAGCCATTGGGTGTCTGGGTGGAGCCCGAGGGACACATGGCAGCCGACAAGCGGGCTGATATGGTAATCCTCGCACCGAATGGTCTAAAGCTGTCAGTAGAGGTAAAACGGGATACGCACCAAGACCTGTGGACCGCCTCGAAAACTCAGTTGGAGCGCCTGTACACAAGAGATCCCACCACACGAGGCTACGGGGTCTATCTGGTCTTTTATTTCGGTCCGCGCAGGGGACGCGGCATAACGCCGCATCCCGACGGAGTTTCAGTCATCGACTCGCCGGATGATCTTAAGAAAGCACTTGACAAATCGGTCCCGGCGGAACTCTGTAACCGGATAACTTGCGCGGTCATTGACGTGTCACCTCCAGCGTCGCCGCGATCGTCGGCCTCAAAACCACAGCGCAAGAATGCCAAAGGGACGATGACCAAGCGCAACACAAAGAACTCCGCACAAGGGCGAAGGGGCGCACCTCCAAAGAAAAACCGCAACGCGCGGGCTCGTAAGGAAAAGCGATAGCTTCGTGATTACGACGTATGGAACCGGGCGGATGATTTGATACACGAGCTCAGATCTCCTCGAAAATCCCGGATCGGCGTAGTCTAGCCTTGGGAGGCGTGAAACGCCGCTCACGGAATTGAGCGCCAAAGTCGCCCAGCGGTTACGTATCGGAGCAAATCATCGCGGGAAGTGCTCTCGTGGTCACCGTGCATTGTCTTTTGGACGATTCGTCGGTCGCCCGACGCTACAACTCGTCCCAACGCCAGGCGTTCGTCATCTTGCCCGTGGATCGCGTGCGTATAAACTTCGGCCGTCACCCGGACTGAGAGTGTCCAGTCGCTCCGACACAACTGGCAGCGGCACACCATCGGCCAGCAGGTCCGAGCCGTGGCTGTGGCGCAGGGAGTGGAGGCTGGCGCCTTTAGCGCAGGGTCAATGACGGAAGGAGTCCCCCCCGAGGGTTGGGTGTCACTGGATCGTAAGAGGAGGGCGCGGTGGCGTTGGAGGATGCTGTGCTAAGTGGTCAATGACCATGCGTGCCACAGAGATCCAAAACTCGCCGACCGGCTCGTGAGCGTGCCTCTTTCGCGCATAGTCTATACCGATGCCGTGCTGCATCGCGATGTACGCCGCGGCCAGGTTTCGTCCGAGCACCTCTTCTCTAGACGGCACCGGGCGCTTCGGTTCCGGCACAACGCGATCAGGGAGCGTCTTGCGTGCGCGGGCCATAGGTGTTCCTCCCTTCTGGAACAGCGCAGAAAATCCTAGTTTACCGGTTTCGGTTGATCCTGGGATGCTGTGCGGCCCATCAACTCGTCCCATCGGCAAGCGGCCTCCCGGTCACGCCCGCGTAGCGCATGGGAGTAGATGTCGGCCGTAACGCGGACGGATGAATGGCCCAGGCGGGCGGACACGGTTGCGAGGTCCACACCGTTCGCCAGCAGGACCGACGCGTGGCTATGGCGCAACGTGTGGAGGCTGGCACCCTTGGGCAGACCCAGGCGGCGGCATAAGAGGGATACCAACGACGAAATCGAATCGGGTTTAAGCGGCGTGCCATCGGGATTCGCGAAGATCAAATCGAGGTCGGCGCGATAGTCGGGTCCGAACTGCTGGCGGAATTCATCCTGCCGCTTCCGATGGCGTTCCAGGTGCGTCAAGACCGATGGCGGTAATTCGATGCGACGGGGATTGTCCGTCTTGGTGCCCTTAAACTCTATTCCGTGGTTGGTCTGCGTGAGAGAACGCTCCACGGCGGCATAGTCGCCCTGGATGTCGGCCCAGCGCAAAGCCAGGATCTCGCCACGGCGCGCACCGGTCGCTGCGCACAGATCCAGAAACATCGGAAGAAACCATGGTCCGGCTGCTGAGTCGATCAGGACCGTCTGCTCCGATGGGAGCAGTGCCATCTTGATGCGCTTCTTGGGAACCGGTGGCTCGCTATTGGTTACGGGGTTCGTTGTGACCAGTCCCCAACGGACGGCGCGGCCGAACGCGGACGAGACTACACCAGCAATGTTCCGGACGGTCTTCGCGCTCAGTGGCCGCACTTCCTTCGTCCGTCGGTAATGCCCGCCGGATTTCAGCAACCGGGCCCACTCACGGCTGAGGTGCAGTGGCGCGATTTCATCGAGCGGCATCGCCAGCAACTCCGGTGCCAGAGACGCCGCCATCTCGTGGTAGCGCTCGATCGTCTTCGGCGCCAGCTTCTCGTCCGCGTGCTGGCGGAAGAACTCCTGCAAGAGCATAGACAACGTCGTGGGGAGCTTTGCCGCGACACCAGCGGCGCCGGCCTTGGCCAGTTCGTACTTCTGTAACTCCTCGGCACGCCGCTTCGTCGCGGCATCTGTGGCTTCACCCTTCGTGGCGAATCCATGCTCCCGGATAATCACCGCATGGAGACGCGTGGCTCCCGGCGCTTGAAACTTGTAATACCAAGCCGTCTTTCCGGAAGTGTATTTGCGTTTGTAGACCGGCATCAGTTCAACACCGTTACCTCTGTTTGCGGCCCAAGTAAAGGCTCACCACGCATGCCACATGTGCGTTCCCACTGCTCGTAAGCGTGGCGTGTGACAATCCACCGCCGCCCGAGCCGTATGCCGGGCATGATTCCCTGCTCCAGCATGGCGTACACCGCCAGGCGCCCAACGTTCAATCGCTGTGCAATCTCTTCCACCGACATACGGTTGCCGCGCGCTACCGGCGGCATCTCACCCAGCCCCCTGGGGCTACTATCTGTGATCGTGTCCGACATGAATCACTTCTGGGCGGAGATCACAGTTTGAGTCGCCAGCCTTGCAATCAGCGTGTCCACCACGCCGATCGCTCCGACCGGGTTTTTGTTGCTTGTGCAATTCATTCAGTCACCTCGTTTGTAGAATTTCTGTCGTCGCCGCGGTTCACTTGTTGAACCAGTTGCGGGTCTGTCTTTTATCGATCCAGCCCAAGCGGATTGGGAGATTCTTTGGCGCGGGCTGAGGCGCCGTTCCCAGCCGGGCCTGCTCCACTAATGCAGCCAGTTGTTTTTCTAACGCCTGCCACGCATCGTCTCGGAAGCGATCCAGGCCGTAAACCGCCGCCGCCGCCCTGGCGTACACACGGCAGTCCAGCGCTTCGTTTCGTTCCCGAGTCTTCTGCCACTCAGAACGCCGGTAACCTTTCACTATCCGCGGCACCAACTGCTCTGCCGTGAGTTGTTTGAAGTATTCCGCCCCGTATTTTGGGAAATGGCAATAGCCGGGAGGCCACGGAGTATCCTCTTCGGTGGGCCGATCCAGCCGCAGCCACCGGTACAATTCCTCCTTGATGATCGATCCGTTCACCGGCCAGACCTTGACGCCCCAGCGCATACGTTTGCCTTGCGGTCCGACATCGATGGGAGACGGCGCACTGACCGGAGCCGCGCCGCGTGTATCTCCCTTGATGACCACGGCGCGCGCGCCGCCGTGCTGCCGCGACCAGCTATACACCTCGGATGTCGCGTATCCTGAATCGATTGCCAACTTGATGATCGGCAAGCTGGCTCCCGCTTCCGTGGGATAGTAAGTGCCCAGCAGAGCCGTCAGCTTTTCCCAAACTGCCCGCGCACCGGTTTGCCCCTCCAGCACCTGATAGTCGACGGACCAGGACTCCTTGCCTCGGCCCCAGGCCACCACCTCGACCTCGATGCGATCCTTCTGAACGTCGATTCCGGCAGTGAGGAACAGTCCGCCAGCCGGCACGATCCCGATCCGGTAGTCTTCCCGGCGATCATGTAGCCGCTGCCAGTCGGGCGCGTCTCCGCGCAACGCCCAGGTCTCACCCAATACCGTATTGACGAAGACCTGAAGCAACGCAGGATTCTTCTGCGCCTGATCGAATTGCGCGGCGGCGTCAGCCCAGGAGAACCACCCCACCGGTGAATAAAGGCTGGATAAGTGGAAGCCCGCGGTCTTGCCGTCGCCCACGGCACCAGCGCGCCACTCTCCTCGCTCCAGCATCCACTGTTTCTGATGATTGTGAATTTCCTGACCGCAATGCGCACAGACGTATTCGGCCTTTTCCGGCTTACCCTTCGGCCACCGCAATTGCGCGAAATTGAGGATCTGGTACGCATTGCAGGCGGGGCAGGGCACCCAGTACCGCCGCTGATCGCTCTCTTCAAAGGCTGCCTCGATGCGGCTGATACCCGTGATCTTCGGTGTGGAGCACAGAAAGATCTTGCGGCGCGCGAAGGTTCGTGTCCGGACGGTGGCCAAGGTGACGGGGTCGCCTTCGTTCTCGACATCGCCGGGATAGGCGTCCGCTTCATCCAGGAACAGATAACGGGCGGCCATGGAACGCAAGCCGACCGCGGAGTTGGCCCCCGTCATCACCAGCACGCCGCCGCGGAATTCCTTGGCGAGTACCGTGTTGGCGCTATCGCGGGAGCGGGGATCGCTCACCAGCTTGCGCAACACTTCCGATTCGTCGATCAGAGGATCGATCCTCTGCCGCGAATTGCGTTTGGCCATTTCAACGGTGGGCTGGATGGCCATCATGGGGCCAGGCGCCTGATGAATCACGTAGCCGATCCAGTTGTTGCCGGCTTCGGTACCGCCGATCTGCCCGCCCTTCATGAACACGATCCGCTCGATCGCACAGGAAGGCGAAAGGCAGTCCATGATCTCCCGCAGGTAAGGCGTGCGTTCGGTGCGCCAGGGACCTGGCTCGGCCGAAGCGCGTTGCGAGAGTGTGCGATACCGGTCGGCCCATTCCGAGATGGTTAACAGCGAGTCGGGACGAGCGCCGGCAGCTGCCGCGGCCGCATAGATCTCCTCAGCCGTTGCTGTCGGCAAATTCATTCAAAGCCCTCCTGATCTCGGTCGCCAGAATCTCGTGGCATTTCGCCGTCTCCGCCTCGGCGGCTACCATCGCTGCCACGCGATCCGGGATGTTCAGCATGTGGTCGCGGAACTGGCGGAACTTGTTGAAGGCTGCGACCTGAATCTCATCCTTCGAGACCAATTTGTCGACTCGCTCTTCGTAATCGATCTTGGCGAGCCGTGCTTGGTAGTGTTCGCGCACGGCGCGGGCCTTGGTGTACTGGCTGGCCCCGAAACCGGACGCTTCTTCTTCCTCCGGTTCCGGCCGCCGCGTCACGGCGGGTGCGTAGGTCTTTGTGTTCCGTTTCCAACCCGCGTCGGCTGCTTCTGAATCGATCTGGCCATCCGGGAGCTTCGCGATGCGCCCGGATTTGATGGCCTTCTGCACTGCGGAAAGCGCCACGCCACGATGGCGGGCGTACTGCCGCATGCTCATGATCGCCATGTATTCGCCTTCCAGCTGATCGTTACTGAACTATTCACTTTTCCCTTGCTTTCCCGGTGGACCGGAGTGATGAATCGTCATGCGCCAAGAGCAGGCGCAGAAAAGGACCATCGGAACGAATATGACCAACGAAGAATTGACTGCCGCGCAACAAACCGCCGCCGTTGCGGAACAGGGCGCCCCCGTTGTGCCGGGTAAGGCGTCCTCGAAGAAGGGTGCCAGCCCCAAGAAGGGCGCGCCCAAAGCCAAGAAGGCCGCCAAGGTTTCGCCGCCAAAGAAGGCGGCCAAAGCCAGCAAGAAGGCCCCCAGGGCCGAACGCGCCAAGGCCACCGCCCCACGTGCAGAGAGTAAAGGCGCCAAGATCCTGGAAATGATCGGACGAGCCAAGGGCGCCACTCTTGCTGAGATCATGAAGGCCACCGACTGGCAGGCTCACAGCGTCCGCGGCTTTATCTCCACCGCCGCCAAAAAGCACGGCGTCAAGATCGAGTCCGCGAAGAATGAGGCCGGCGACCGCGTCTATCGGATCGCCAAGTAGCAGCGGCCCACCCCGCAGAATCGCCGCCCGGAATGGGCCGGGCGGCTTTTCTGCTTTTGGGCACGCCCATTTCCCCTTGCCTGCACTTGCCGATGACGCGATGTCATACTGGAGCTAGCAAGGGAGGTATCCGTTGACCAAACTTTTGCTACAAGACCCAACACCCCATGAACAGCGGGGACAACCACAGGCCGGGTTGCTGGCTTCGACCGAATTCAAAAGGCGATGATCAGTCTGTGACTGGCCCACATGAAAGGCAAGTAGCTGTGGTATCGCGGCATGACACGGCGGGGAGAAGACGAGGCCTGGTCGGGCTTCTCCCGCTACGACGGGTTTCGGGCACTTCATTAGCGATCTTACGCTTTTTGGGCGTCGCCAGGGCGACCAGACGAATTCACCTCGACTCGGGCAGCGGCCAATTCCGCAAAGGCCCGCCCGTCGCCCTCCAGCACTGCGCTCCCGCCTGAGTATTCCTGCCAGCGAGTGACGGCTACGTCGCAGTACCGCGGTTCCAGCTCAATCAGCCGGGCTTGGCGTCTCGACTTCTCACACGCGATCATCGTCGTCCCCGATCCGCCGAACGGATCGAGAATCGTGTCGCGCGTCTTGCTGCTGTTCCGGATAGCGCGCTCCACGAGTTCCACAGGCTTCATGGTCGGGTGCTCCTGGCTGGAAGCCGGCCTCTTGATGAACCAGATGTCACCCTGGTCCCGCGCGCCACACCAGAAGTGATCGGTGCCGTCGCGCCAGCCGTACAGGATCGGTTCGTACTGACGCTGGTAGTCCGACCGGCCCAGCGTGAAATGATGCTTTGCCCAAATGACGAACGTGGACCAGTGGCCGCCCGCATCGGTGAACGCCCGGTAGAGCGTGTGCAACTCCGAGGACGACATGCAGATGTATATGCCACCTTTGGTTACGCTCAACGCGTTCGAGCACGCCTCGTGCAGGAACTCGTAGAACTTGCCGCCGAGAGAATCGTTGCCGATCTTCAGCTTCCTGGCGGTCTTGCCCTCGTAATCGACGTTGTACGGTGGGTCGGTAAAGGTCATGTCAGCCAGGCTGCCGGCCAGCACGCTCTGGACGGCCTCCATGCTGGTTGCATCGCCGCACAACAGCCGGTGCTCGCCCATGATCCATACGTCTCCCGGCACCGTAACTGCACGCTGCGGCTCCTCCGGAACGGCGTCCTCATCGGTGAGGCCTTCCTGCGTCTCTTCAGGACCGCACAGGATTTCCTCAATCTCTTCGTCAGTGAAGCCCACCAGTTCAATGTCGAAGCCCTCCTCTTCGAGCGATTGCAACTCGATCCGTAGCATGGCCTCGTCCCACCCTGCGCTCAGTGCCAGGCGGTTGTCCGCGATCACCAGAGCGCGGCGTTGAGCCGGAGTCAGATGGTCCAGGACGATGACGGGAACCTCGGTCATGTTCAGCTTGCGGGCGGCGGCCAGGCGAGCGTGGCCGGCGATGATGATGCCATCTCCTCCAACGAGAATGGGGTTCGTCCACCCAAACTCACTAATGCTGGCTGCCACTTGGGTCACCTGCTCCTCGGTGTGGGTGCGCGCGTTGCGGGCGTATGGGATCAACTTCTCTATGGGCCACTGTTCGACCTTCAGGTTGGTCATTGATTTTGGCAATCGGAAACCTCTTTCCAGGAAATGAATTCTGATAGAACGTCTGGGACGGCCGCGAGCCCTTAGGAAGCCTTGCGGCTGCCATAGAACGGTGCCGGCCCGCGGTGTTGGATGCGCCGCGCATCAAGCGCACGGGGATTCTTCACCTGCTCATACGGAACGTTGCGCGCAGCGGCCACTTCGCTCATCGGCTCGCCGCTGGCGATCAGCACCGGCTCTTCACCGTTGAGGCTCGCTATCCGGCGCAGGATCACGTCGCAATAGGAAGGGCTGATCTCGCATCCCAGTCCGATGCGCCCCAACACCTCGGCGGCAGCCATGGTGGTCCCGCTACCCAGGAACGGATCAAACACGATGTCACCGGCGTCGGTGAACGCCTTGACGAAGAACTCGACTAGCCCGCGTGGGAACGGAGCCGAATGCGATCCCTGATTACTTTCAGTCCGGCACTCGACCACGTTGCTGGGCCGAGCCAAACCCTTGAAGCGACCCTCGTCCGCATCCGGTTCTGGTTGCCCGGCGGCTGATCCACGCGCGCCTGTACCCAGCAGGCCGCTGCCGGAGGTGGACTTAGGATTGTTCGGCGAGTAATCGAAGCAATCCTCGGAGACATGGCCCACCGCCTGCGGCCGGAACTTGATCTCCGATTGGCGGCAGAAGTGGAACACCGGCTCCCAGGCGTTCTTGAAGCGGTTGTTCCAGCCGCCGGGCACACCGTTGTCGGTCTTGCGCCAGCAGAATTCATCGACGAAGCGCCATCCCCATTGCCGCTTGTGTGCGAGGACCAGGTCCTTCACGTATAGATTGCGTTCGCCGTCGTCGGCGTGCTCCTTGATGTTGAGGAAGTAGGAGCCGTCCGGCGCCAGGATCGCAACGATGTTCGAGGCTACGTCACGAAACCAGTCGCAGTATTCCTCGGGAGGTATTGGCTTGAAGCCGCTGCTCGCGTCATATTCCCGTTGGGTGGCGTACGGCGGTGACGTGATGGCGACGTGCGCCTGCCTCCCCTCCATGAGTTTCTCGATTACACCGAAGTCGCGGCAGTCGCCACAGATCAGGCGGTGCCGTCCAATCGCCCACACGTCGCCGGGTTGGGTGACCGGCTGAGCGGGTGCCTCCGGGATCGGCTCCTCGTCTAAAGGCGCGCCGTCGTCGCCACCGTCTGCCAGCAACGTGGCTAGTTCCTGCTCTGAGAACCCCACGAGGGTGAGGTCCATCCCTTCCCGCTCCAGGTCGGCCAGCTCGCCGGCCAGCAACTTCTCGTCCCAGCCCGCGCTCTCCGCGATCCGGTTATCGGCGATGATGTAGGCCCGCCGTTGGGTGTCGCTGAGGTGGTCCAGTACAACCACCGGGACTTCAGCCAGCCCCAACTTCTGCGCCGCAAGCAGGCGGCCGTGCCCAGCGATGATCCCCGCATTTGAGTCCACGAGGATCGGGGCGTTGAAACCAAATTCGGCAATCGACCCCGCAATTTGCGCGATCTGTTCCGGCGAGTGGGTCCGGGCATTCCGGCTGTACGGGACCAGGCGTTCCACCCGCCAGATCTCGATCCGCCTTGCCAGAGCCGGCGTAACACGTGAAGGATTCGACATCAGTTCTCCTGTTTTGGGTTAGCCCAAGCCGCGACGCGGAAAGGGCAAGTATTCGGCGGTCGATTCATGGGTGACCACCTGACCACCTGAGGTGGTCATCAGAGTTGCTCTTGTAACTGCTGCTAAGTGCAATGAAAGTAAAGCCGTACGGCCTGCGGCTTAAGGTGGGTGACCACTGACCACCTCTTTTTTGGCTGAACGGTAGCGAATTCGCGCGCTCATTCCACCCGCGCCGAAAGTCGCAAGTAAGTACCTAAAAAGTCAACAGGATAGGAGCAGCATAGCTGCTCTACTCATCGCCGCAGTCAGCCCGACAACCGGCCGCCGTGGGGTGGTCAGTCACGGTCGCGGGAGATGAGCCGCTTGAGGCAGTATCAGTTGACGCCGACCAACCTTTCCCGAAAAGTCTTCTTAAACAGTGTTTGTGTAGATATATATAAGGAGGGGCGCGTGGGAACGGCGTGGCTCACGAGCTTACTAACATTTCGGGAAAGGTGCTCCCGTTCTCGTCTCCTGACATTTCGGGAAAGGTTACCCCGGCGGCGCGGCACTTGTCCTTCGTCCAGTCGGTCAGCGTCCAGGTATCAGGCTTTCCTTGCCCGTGTCCGTTGCGCCTGACCACACGGTGGAGCGTAAGATCTTCAAGCGTTCTCCGGGTCGTCTGCGTCGGGTAGTGAACCGCGTCAGATATAGTCGTGAGGTCAACCGGAACAGCCGCGAGCGCCAACATGCGAATGACGCGCAATCGGAGTGCTGGTACGCAATCCATTGCCACCTTGGCGATTACACGCCACGCATCTGCGGGAGTGCCACCGATCGCTCTGATACCGCTAAAGAGGCGTGCCAGAACGAGCGCCAGGCGTGAAGGGGCTTCCGCCTCCGGGATCAGTTCTACCTCGCGGGTGTGCCCGTCGCGCTCCACCGCACTTCGGCAACGGACCGCCATGGTGGCCAAAGGGATCAGGCGGCTGCTGTCGGGTCTGTCCCCGTTCTGACCTTCCAGCGCAAGGTCACTGAACAGCCTACCAACCGCAAGTGATAGCTCTTGCCTCATAAGCAGTTCCGATCCCTGATGATTCAGAGCCTTTGCTGCCAGTTCTTCTTCGTTAAGCGGTGGAAGCCGGTACATGACGAATCGTTCCCCCATGGATGCCATGACGGCATGGTGGGTGTCTATGACGGAGGTACACGCGCCAATCACGCCTAGCTTGCCCTCCCAATGCAATGTGGCACCACCATCGACGCCAACGTGCCGAGTCCAGGAGCCGTCGTAGACTTCCCGGAGTGCGGCCAATACTGACGCCCGCTTGTCGCGATTCATCGCGAGTACAGACGTGAAATCCTTGCACAGCAGAATGCCCAAGCTGCCAACAGTCCGAAGCAGGCCACCGCTTGCGCCCCGTGCCTTGTCCCGCGACGGTGTGGCGCTCAGCAGAGAAGCTTCGGTCAGGGTGCTGGTCACGATCACATTCTTGAGTTTGCATAGCGGTTGCAGCATTTCAGTCTTGCCGCCACCAGGAGCACCGACCAGAAGTAACCAGACCGGGTCGCCCTGCATGAGGTTCGCAGCGACGGTTCCGAGAATCGCCAGAAGTGGCGTGGGGTCCGGCAAATAGAGCCAGCCTTGATACGTGGTGATCACCTGGGCCAGCTTTTCTTCTGCGTTCGGCGCCGTCGCCGTCGCCTTTGCAAGTGCGCGAACCGGGTCCTGCGGTAGTAGCCCGCCGAAGTCTGCCGGTTCTGGGCTCACGCTGCCTCCGCGCTGAGCATGAACGCAGAGAATACGCGTCCGCCCGCACATTCCTGGGTGTGCGCGACAGCGGTTATGGCGTTTCGACGCCACGCAAGCGATTCGTCCACTAAGGTGTTTCCGTCGAGCCTCTGCAATCGGACAAGCATTGCTGTAAGGTGCATTAGTTCTCCTGCTTTTGGTTGGGGCTTCGCCGGCTTCCCCATCGATCCAGCACGCCGACGTGTTCCCGCCTTGGCATCGTTTACAAAACATTTGACTGCAAGCTGACCGCATGTTGACCGCAAGTCAACCGTGCATCGTTTGCCTTGGTTTTACTCCCCACTCAAATTCGCGGTATCCCTGCAATAGCGCGTTTGGGCTTGGTGCTATTCCAGGAATAGAGAGAGAGTACTTCTTAATAACAGCGCGCTTCGGACTTCTCTGCCTTGAGGCGGTTCTTGCGTTCAACGCGCTCTTTGTTTCGCAGCTCGCGCTCGGTTTCGATCTCGCGCCGGATCTGGTCATACCGCGTGCCCGCCCGTTCGCCAAGGCTGTCCGATTCAGGAGTTATCTCATAGCTCGATACGGCGCGGACGCCGCCAGCGCGGCCCTCGGGAATCCGTCGCAACCATCCAACATCCTCCAGCTCTGCCAGCGCCCTGCTGACGGCGTTAGGCGAGACGATGCCGGCGTACCTCGCCATTGCACGATAGCTAAGCGTGACCGTGGCCGTGGCGGTGTGGCTATCCCACTCC